ACAACAAGCCTAAATAGGACCGATGACGCCAGACTGGACCGATACGCAATGGGAGGACGCGCACGCTTGGGCGGTGCGACGCGCCAGCGGCTTGCTTGTCCAGCACGACGCGTCGCCCACCAGCAGGCGTCTGTCAGGTGACCGGGAGATCGTCGGCGCGTATGGCGAGATCGTCTGGGCGCGCTTCCACGGCCTGCCAGACCCCAAGTGGCAGGATAGCGGAAGCGACGGCGGCAAGGACTTCCTGCACCGCGTCCACACCGATGACGGCGGGACCAAGCGGGTCAGGCTCGATGTGAAGACATCGAAGAGGGGCGATCTCCTGCTCGTGCCGGTCGGGCAGATCAAGTCGGACGTGTACGTGCTCGCTCACTACGTCGAGCCACCAGAAGCCTACGCAGGCTGCCCACGCATCACGTTCCGAGGCTGGGCGCTGGCCAGCGAAGTCGGATACGCGCCAACCCGCAGGGTTCACTCGCAAGGGCCAATCAACCACAATATCAAGGCTGTAGACCTGCGTCGCATGGAGACGCTGGAGCGGCGGTTAGTAGCGATGGAGGTCGCATGAGTGACAACGCAGAGGTCGTCGAAAAGCCGAAGGCGAGGAAGGCGAAGGCCAGTGCCAAGTCACAGGGCAAGAAGCCGCATCGCGGATCGGAGAACCTGAAGCCTTGGAAGCCGGGCGAAAGCGGCAATCCGGCTGGTCCGCGAGCTGGCTATCGTCAGGAGTTCAGCCGGTCGTTCGTGTCTGGCGTGGCCAAGCATTTCGCGAAGGTCGGCGACAAGGCCATCGAGCGCGTCTATCGCGAGAACCCTCTCGGCTACCTGCGCGTGTGCGCCTCGCTCGTTGATCAGGAGATCAACGTCAAAACGCCCTTCTCGCATTTGGATCACCTGACAGATGACCAGCTCCGCGCCTCCATCGCCGAACTCAACGAGCGAGTTCTTCACGCTCTTGCGGCAGCGGGAGGAGATGTCTCGCGCGCTCCTGCACCGGGCGAGCCGGAACAAGCTGGCGGGCTACCGACCGTACTCAAAACAACGTGAGTTCCACCGCCTCGGCTCAATCGTCTCGCCGGACGGCAACGAGCGATTATTCATGGCGGGGAACCAACAGGGGAAAACGGTATGCGGCGCCGCGGAGATCGCACTGCACCTGACGGGCCGCTATCCAGACTGGTGGGATGGCGCAGTGTTCGACAAGCCGACGAAGGTCTGGGTCGCTGGCGTGACTGGCGAGAGCACGCGGGACAATCCGCAGAGAATGCTCGTAGGGCCGCCCCAGATCGAGGACAGCTGGGGCACTGGCATGATCCCACACGACGCTCTGCTGACGACCCAGCGGGCTCGTGGCGTCCCTGACAGCCTCGACAGCTGCACCATCAGGTTCGGCGGCGGCGGCAGCGTCAGTCAGGGCGAGAGCATCCTGATCTTCAAGAGCTACGAGAAGGGCCGCGAGAAGCTGCAGGGCGACACCATCGACGCCTTTTGGTTTGATGAGGAGCCGCCCGAGGATGTATACTCCGAGGGCCGCGTCAGGACGCAGCGCGGCCAGCGGGGGTTCTTCACTCTCATCACGTTCACGCCGCTGCTGGGACTGAGCGAAGTGGTTCGCCAGTTCATCTCGTCCAAGGATGTGGAGGCAATGGCATGAGCAAGCCTGAGTTCCTGCTGACAGCGGTCGCCAAGAAGCGCGGCATGCTCAACCGCGAGACGCTCGACGCCGCCCTGATGGATCAGGCGCGCATCGGTGCGACCAAGGAGTGGCTGAAGCGCATCGTCGATGCGAAGACGGTCGGCGAGGCGCGCTCGTTCGCGCTGGTCGCCCTGTCGCAGCTTGAGCTGCCACAGCGATGACGCTCTCACCTGACGACAGGCGTAAGCTGATCGGCCTGCTCGGCAGGCTCGGCTCCGACAGCGCAGGCGAGCGTGACAACGCCGCCGTCGCCATCGAGCGCATCCGCGTGCAGGCTGGCTTCGTCTGGGATGAGATGATCGGCGTCGTGCTGCCTACGGGATACGATGCGAATGCACGGGCCAGCTCGCCGAGAACAGGACGACCGCGAGAGTGGTCTGCGCCAGACCGGAAGCCGGACCTGCGCGAGTGGCGCAAGGGATCGGACGAGCCATCGACTGGCCGCACCAAGGCGAAGAAGTGGTTCCCCAAGGAGCCGGACTTCAAAGCGACAATCGACGCGGCGATGCTTGGCTGCGTGACCGCCGCAGAGACATCGTTCGTGCTGACACTGGAGACGGCGCGCAGGGACTACGGGATCAACTCGTTCCTGAGCGAGAAGCAGGCGGAGTGGCTGATGGCATTGTCGGTTAGGGCGAAGGTCTGATGGCTGCGCGTGGATTGCTGAGCAAGGGCATCAAGGCGCTCCGCGCATTTCATGGATCGCCTCACCATGTCGATAAGTTCAGCGTGGAGAAGATCGGCACTGGAGAAGGTGCGCAAGCATACGGACATGGCTTGTACTTTTCCGAAGCGGAAGATGTAGCGAAGGGATACCGAGAGCGTCTGTCGCCGCAGACCGTCTGGCCACTGAACCCTGATGAATTTCCAGACGACATGGCAGACATCACGGGGTATTCGCCGCAGGCTATCGCGGCAGCGAAGGCTGCGCTGAAGCTATACTCTGGCGATGCCTTGAAGGCTGTTGGGGAGCTAGATCAGCTTCACGGAGCCGGAATTGGTGGCGGCGTACTGGGCGAGGCAACCAAAGTTCTTCGGTCCTTCAACACGAAGGCGCGACCGGGCGGGCATATGTACGAAGTTGAGTTGAACGCCGATCCGAGCGTGCTTCTGGACTGGGACGCGCCGCTGAGAAATCAAGAGGAAGTGGTGTCGAAGCTGGGGCTGATCCCGCACAGCAAACGAGACGCCGCCTATGAGGAGTTGCACGCTCTGGGCGACAAACTGAACCTTGATCCGATGCAGGGCAAAGACGAGTGGGAAATGCTGTTCGCGCCGTCGCCGGAAAACCAGCCGGTAATTGATCGGATTGTTGAGCTGCGGAACGGCCTGAGCCGAAACCCGGATGGGCTGACAGGGCAGCAACTGTGGAACCAGACAGTAAAATCGTGGGGCGGCATTCCCGAGCCGCGCCAGCACGGCTGGTTTCATGCAATCAAAAATGGTCCGGCGCGTGCGGCTGAAGAGTTTCGGAGCAAAGGCATCCCCGGCATAAAATACTTTGATGGGTTCTCCCGTGGCGCTGGAGAGGGCACCCGCAACTACGCGATCTGGGACGACAGCATCATTAACATTCTACGCCGTTACGGCCTGCCGCTGACCAGCGCAGGTGTCGCCACGCTCGCCGCCGCGCTCAACGACCAGCAGGAGACCGCCTGATGGCGACGTTCGCAAAACTCAAGAGGCCGCTGTTCGGCATGGGCCGCGCGCACGTCCAGTTCAGCAAGGAGTACTACCGCCTGAAGCCGAGCGACCAGATGTCGGTGCTCAACAACGTCATGAAGGACATGCGCCGCGCCTACGATGAGGCGGAGCGCAACCACAAGATCGCGCGCAGCAACGAGGACGCGCGCAACGCTAACCGGATCAGGCGGGTGAGCTGATGGGATGGCTGGGCGGCATCAAGAGCGCACTGCGTGACGGCCCCAAGCCGAGCGCGTCGCGCATCGCAGAGCTGAAGGCGCGCGGCTTCAACACTGACCTGCCACTGTTTCGCGGGACCAACTTCGACATCGAGAAGGAGATCAAGAAGAACCGGGCGCTGCACGTCACGGACGCGCCGTACTACGCGAGCAAGTACGCGGACGGACAGGATAGTCCCTTCAATCCACACAGCGGCGTCGCTGGCGCGTCGATGTCGCGCGAGGCGCAGAAGAAGCTGCAACGCAAGGAGGCACGCAAGTACCAGTCTGCGGTGAAGGCGCGCAATGATCGCTCGCCAGAGCTGGATGAGCTAATGCGGCGCGTGCGAGAAGGTCAGCAAGAAAGCTGGGCGTTCAAGGGTGATGCCAAGGCCAACTGGTGGTACGAGCTACCCAAAAGCTATCGCGCCGAACTCAAGAGGCGTGGGCTCCCAAGCGAGTTTGACGAGCTGATGGATTGGTGGCCAAGCGATGAGGCTATGGCTCGTCCCGGCGCGAACATCACAAAAGAGCATGCCCTGTCGATCCGCGATCAATATCGCGGCACGGTCGAGGAGTTGTTTGCCAATCATCTGGCACGGCAGGCGGCGCTGGAGGCGTCACCAGATTACGTGCGCCACATGGACAACGTGAACGCAGAGCACAGGGCTCTAGCCAAGCTGCAACAAGCGCACAACCCCAGACTATCCGCCACGCCGCACGTCGCGCCGATGTATACGTCCGCGAAGAACCCATACCCGGTGGTTTACGAGGAAGGCATCGCGGACCTCCACGAGAGCCCCGATACTGTCCGCAGGCTGATGAAGAAGGGCTACGACAGCGCGATCTGGACGCCGGAAGCCGAGACGCCGAACGAGGTATTCGAGTATTTCGGCAACCTCGCCAATAACGTCCACGGCGGCGAGATGGTGGTGTTCCGTCCGAAGGAGCACCTGACCGGCGCGTTCGCGGACTTCGTGCCGCTGCTCAAGAAGTACGGCCTGCCGATCACCGGAGCTGGCGTGGCGACGCTGGCAAGCATGTTCAACCAGCAGCGGGACGAAGCCTGATGGGTCTGTTCAATCGTCTCATTGCGGATGCTGGCGTCGAGCGTGGCGTGGGCCTGCTCAAGCAAATGAAGCCGCCGAAAGGCATCGACGACGTGGAGTGGCAGCTCATTCGCGACAAGCTGGCCAAGGGCAACACCGAGCTGGTGGACGCCATGAACTTCGGCGGGCCGTCATCAAATTGGGAGCATGGCGGTATCGCCACGCCGACTGATGCGCTGAAGACCATCACAGACCGTGACCCGACGAGTGTTAACCCGCCAATCTCAGCCAATCCCGACAAGTCGATAATCTACCATTCTCATCCTCACACGCTGGACGCTGAAAGCGGGGAGCAGTTTCCGGCAGCCCTGTCGCTTGGAGACCTCGGCGTGCTTCTGAAAGGGAGCGGAGGAGCCAAAGCCGACAGGGGCATCACATCTCTTGATCCGCTGGGTGGATTTGCGTATGCGATCCGCAACGAGAAACTCCCGAACATAAAGCCCGTCACATGGCACCAGATGCAGATAGACGCCCGAGCGGCGGCGATGAAGAGCCTCTCGGAAGCATCTTCCCCGAACTGGATACGGTCTGGTGTCGAGGCGTCAGGGCGCCCGCGCTCGCGGTTCGACCCGCCAACCGACGCGACATCGGACACGCTGGCGGCGACGCTGGGAGTGGGTCGGGCCTTGAACCGGGCGAACGTCCTGACGGAGTTCGGAAGCCTGCCGGTCGGTGAGGCTCAGATCGCTGGCGCGGCGATGCTGGAGCCTGCAGTCGAAGCGTCTGCTCAAGCTGCCGAGGAGATCGTCAGCAACTGGCTGAAGATGAGCGGCTACGACAGCGGGACGATCAAGGCGATCATTGCCGCGCTGGTCTCAAGCGGCGGGCTGATGGCGGCTGTATCCGAAATCGAAGACATGGAAGCGGACGTGTGACCCGCTACACCATCCGCGCCACCATCCAAGACACGGTCCCGCTGCTCTACACGCAGGAGCAGGCCGACGCGATCATCGCGAGCTACCCCGAGCACGAGCGCGCCGCACGCGCGCAGGGCATTCCGCAGCTCGGCTCTGGCCGCGTGTTCCCCGTCGATCTCGCCGAGATCAAGTGCAGCCCCTTCACCATCCCCGAGGACTGGCCGCAGAGCGTCGGCGTGGACTTCGGCTGGGATCACCCGTTCGCTGCCGCCCGCATGGCGTGGGACCGCGACAACGACACGATCTACATCGTCAACGAGTACCGCAAGCGCGAGCAGACGCCTGTCATCCACGCCGCGGCCATCAAGGCGTGGGGGCCGTGGATACCGGTCGCTTGGCCGCACGACGGGTTACAACACGATAAAGGTTCTGGTGAGCAGCTGGCTGCCCAGTTCAGGGCGCAGGGCCTGCAGATGATGCAGGAGCGGGCGACATTCGAGGACGGCAGCAACGGCGTCGAGGCTGGCGTGATGGAGATGCTCGACCGCATGCGTACTGGGCGGTGGCGCGTGTTTGCCTCGTGCGAGGCGTATCTGGACGAGTGCCTGTACTACCACCGGAAGGACGGACTGATCGTGAAAGAGCGCGACGACCTCATCTCGGCGAGCCGGTACGCGCTGATGATGAAGCGCATGGCGATCACCAAGCCTCGCCTCCGCAGCCCGATGCGCGAAAAACGTAACCAGTGGGCGATGTGATGGGATGGCTCAGCAAGCCTGTGATCGAGGTGCTTGGGCGCATCAAGCCGCGACTGACGAAGGACGCCGACTGGGCCGACCAGTCACGCTACCTGATCGAAGGCAACGAGCAGCTCGCCGAGCTGATGGCGTCAGACGACCTCGCTCCTGCGTTTGTCCGAGGCTCCGGCAACCATCCCAAGTCGCATTGGAAGCGCGGGCTCAACGAACACGGCGGCACGGCGACGCCGACATCGCGTCCGGCGGAGCCGTACACTTCGTGGGAGCAGGACGCGCTAACGCCCAAGGATGTGGTGCCGGGTGGGATACTCTATCATTCGCACCCCGCAGCAGTTGAGCGGATCGGCGGAGGTTTGGGTAACAGCGACGCCACCGGCCCCTTGAAGCTGGGCGTCGGCCTTTCTGCCGAGGACTACATGTGGATGATTGGCTCGCCTGACTATCCAGCCGGGATCACGTCTCTTGATGTTCATGGCGGTCTTGGTTACGCGATCAAGAACCCCAAAGCACCGCCACGCCTGTGGCAGAAAATACAGTCCATGCCGAGGCCGCAGATCACCGATCTGCATCGAAGTCTGGGCGACGATGTCATCGACGAGCTGGGCGACCTCCGGGGTTCGGGCGGGTGGAGTGAGCGAAGCGTCACGCCACTCGGGATGATGGGCATCGTCACGTCCGAGGGTATTGGCCGCGCGCTCAAGAAGGTTGGCGTGCTCGATCATCAGGGCTACGAGCCCGGCTCGGATGCTGCGCGGAGGGGAGCGGAGCTGATGGAACCCGCGATCCAGACAGCAGAGGATTTCGCGGTTGAGCGCATTGCCGGTTACCTGCGGAAGATGGGCTTCACCAGCGGCAAGATCAGCGCGGTCATCGCCGCCGCCGTTTCGTCCGGCTCGGTCGGCTCACTACTCGCGCACCTGACACGCGAAGAAGCAACGAAGGGTGAGATAGCCTGATGGGCATGCTCAAGCTGGGAGGCATGACTGCAGACGAAGCGGAGGCGTTCCTGCGGCGCATCATCGGCTCGCTCGACGCCAAGCACGGCGAGCTGCCGGTCAACCCGATGACGAACAACGAGCTGATGCTGAACGGCGGTGGATTGGTGCTCGATACACTGGGCAAGAACCTGTGGCTCAAGAGCCTGCGCTCGCTGGAGCGGGGCGGCGGCAGGCGGGCGCTGACATCGCTGCTGGATGACGCCGTAGACCCGCAGGGCGTGACCGTTCAGCTGTCGCCAGTGCCATTCGCTGCGACTGCGGGGAAGAAGATGACGACCGACGACCTCGTGGACTGGTACAGACAATTCGACTTTGACTTTAAGCCGGGCGGCAACCGCGTGACCATGATCAGGACGCCAAAATAATGGGAATGCCTCCGAACCAGATGAACCCGGAGCTGATGCGCCGGATGCAGGCGGCGCGCATGCAGGGCGTCCAGCCCGGCGGAATGCAGCCGCAGCCCATGCAACCCCCGCAGATGCCTCCCGGTGGCCCCCAGATGCCCCAGCAGCAGCCTCCGATGCCTCCGATGGGGCAACCCCCCCAGATGATGCAACCGCCTCCACAGGGGCTCCCAGCGCCTCCGCAGGCGCCGCAGCCCGAGCCGTCGCCGGACATCGAAATACCCGACCCGCCGCGGTGGGATTGGCTCGACGACCACGAGATGCTGCTGAACAAGTTCAGCGAGTGGGACAAGGAGCTGGACGCGCACTGGAGCGAGTGGCGCGAGGAGGCTGTCACGGCCTACGAGGTGACCGCCGGTCGCCAGTGGGACAAGGGCGCCGAGGAGGCGAGCGCGCTGCTCGGCCTGACCACGGTGTCGATCAACAAGATCGACTCGACCGTCAGCGCGATCTGCGGCTCCGAGATGACCAACCGCCAGACCGTGCGCTACTACCCGCGCGAGACGGCTGTGCGTGGGCCGGACGGCGCGCTGCAGGACGTAGCGGTCAACGAGCTGCTGACTGCCGCCGCCGAGTGGGTGCGCGACGAGTGCGAGGCGCAGGACGAGGAGAGCGAGGCTTTCCGCGACTGCGTGATCTGCGGCCTCGGCGTCATCGAGAGCCGGATGGACTACGACAACGACATCCAAGGCCGCGCCGTGGTCGAGCGTGTCGATCCGATGGAGATTGCCATCGACGCGACCGCGCGCAGGCCCAACGCCGTCGATGCGGGCTACCTGCGTCGCAAGCGTGCATTCTCCAAGGACGAAGCCAAGCGCCGCTTTGGCACGGATGGCGACAGCGACGCCTCTCCGACATCGTCGGGCAGGGTCCACGACAACCACCCGAACTCGGCCTATCAGGGCCGCGGCGCCGACCAGTTCATGGGCCGCAACGATGTCTGGGTGACCGAGTTCCAGTGGCGCGAGCTGGAGGTCGTGTATCTGGTGCCGAACCAGAATATGGGACGCGTCGAGGTGCTGGAGGAGGTAGAGTTCAATCGCCTCGCCGAGCAGGCGCCGGAGCTGTACGATCTGGCGACCAAGGCGACGGTGGCGCGCTTTTATCGTGCGGTGCGTGCTGGCAACAAGATCGTCATGTCCGGCCCGCTCGACTGCGGTGAGTTCACGTACAAGTTCCTGACCGGCAAGCTGGATCGCAACAGGGGCGTCTGGTACGGCGTCGTGCGCGCGATGGTCGATCCGCAGCGCCTGCTCAACAAGCAGATCAGCCAGATACAGCGGATCGTGGACACCAACGCCAAGGGCGGACTGCTCGCCGAGGTGGACGCATTCGAAGACCCGGTGCAGGCCGAGGAAGACTGGGCGGCATCCGACACCATCGTGTGGACTAAGGCAGGCGCAGTCTCGGGCGGCAAGGTCCAGCCCAAGCCGATGTCGCAGCTGTCGGCAGGCTTTGACCGCCTGCTCGGCATTGCCAACGAGGCCGTGCCGGGCGTGTCAGGCGTCAACAACGAGATGCTGGGCATCATTGACCGCGAGCAGGCTGGCGTCGTTGACGTGACGCGCAAGGAGGCTGCCTACGGCGTCCTGAAGGCGTTCTTCTCCTCGCTCGGTCGCTATCGTCGGATGCACGGTCGCCACCTGCTCAAGATGATCCAGAAGTACATGAGCGACGGCAGGCTCGTGCGGATCAGCGGTCGCACTGGCGCGGTCAAGTACCTCCCGCTCGTGCGTGAGGTGACGACTGGCCGCTACGACGTGGTGGTTGACGAGGCTCCGACCGGGCCGAACCAGAAGGAGCGGGTGTTCCAGTTCCTCGGCCAGATGATGCCGATGCTGCGGTCGATGAACCTGCCGCCGAGCATCCTGCTCAAGTTCATGGAGTACGCGCCGATCCCGACCAGTTTGGTCGCGGAGATACAGCAGATCGCCAAGGAAGAGGCCCAGAAGGCGGCGCAGCAGCCAAACCCGATGATGGTGAAGGCGCAGGCCGAGACGCAGGAGGCGCAGACACGCGCACAGCAGGCGCAGGCACAGCTGCAGAAGATACAGATGGACGGGCAGGCTGCTCAACTGAAGGCGCAGGCCGACCAGCAGCGTCTCCAGATCGACCTGCAGAAGGCGCAGCTCGACTACCAGAAGCTGCAGATCGAGAACCAGTGGGCAAAACTCGAGATGGAGAAGGTCCAGACGCAGCAGATCGCCGACCAGCACGAGGCCGAGCTGCGCGCACGCGAGACGGCGATGCGCGAGCGCAACGACACGGCCAAGATCGAGGCCGACCAGCGCGCGATGGAAGCCGAGATGAAGCTGAAGATCGCCAACCTTGAGAACGACCGCATGAGGTCGGAAGCCGAGATGCAGTTCAAGCTGTCGCAGCTCGACAACGACCGCATGTCCCTCCGCATGAAGGCGATCCAGATGCGGATTGACGCGAAGAAGCTGGGCGACAGCACGCTGCTGGAGCGCGCGGCCCTCGGCCTTGAGGCAAAGCGCCAGCAGGACGAGGCGTCGATTGCGATCAGGCAGATCGAGGGCGCATCCAGTTCAAAGTCGGGCTCTGAAAAGTGATTGATCTGGTTGGCGACATCGAGGGCGATCTCGCGCAACTCCTGACGGAGCTGGACGCGCACGGCGACGACATCGACAGCGATGTCCAGCGCATTCTCGACGAGATCGGGGTGATCGACGACGTTCGTACTGGCGGGTCAAAAGACAAGCGCACGCACGTCGGCATCGGCGAACACCGCAAGACTGTTCAGGATGCCATCGAGGCGCGCGAGGCGGAGATGATTGCGGCAATCGACCGGGCGATAGATGCGATGACGCAGTCGATTACGAAGGCGATGGCGACGCCGCGTGTGATCGTGCGCGACCCGGAGACAAACAGGATCGAGGGCTCCGTCCCGGCTGAGCCGATAGACGTCCAGCCCGGCACCGACCCGGCGCAGTTGGCAAGTGCGTCGCGTGCGGTGCGTGAATTGTACGCCAGCCTGCTGCGTCTGGGGCAGGTCGTCGCCGAAGTTATCGGTCGCCCAAAGCAGATTGGTCGCGACCAAGACGGTCGTCCATTCCTGATCAAATAGGAGATAACAAGTGGCCATCAACCTATCCGTAGCAGTCCGCAACGCCCGCCTCGACGCAATAGAAACCGCAATCGGCACAAGCGCAGTGCTGAAGATAAGGACAGGCGCGAAGCCGTCCCTCATCACGGACGCGGACAGCGGAACAGTGCTCGCGACCGCCAACCTGCCGTCCAACTGGCTGGCGGACGCATCCGGCGGCCAGAAGGCGCTGGCTGGCTCGTGGACCGATGGCTCTGCGGACAACACGGGCACGGCGGCGCACTTCCGCATCTACGCTACAGACGGCACGACGCAGCATATCCAAGGCACGGTGACGGCGACCGGAGGTGGAGGCGACATGACCGTGGACAATACCAGTTTCGCGGCGACGCAGGTCTTCACGGTCACCAGCTTCACGCTGACTGACGGGAACGCCTGATGGCGACGCAGGGCTCGACGACCATCAACTTCGGGACATTCCCCGGCAACACCAACGTATCTCTCGCTATCACCGGGCAGACAAGCATTGCGTCGGGCGCGGAGGTGGATGCGTGGCTATCGCCAGCGGCGACTGCCGACCACTCAATCGACGAGCATGTCGTTGACGGTCCGACCATCATGGCTGGAAACGTCGTCGCTGGCACTGGATTTACAATCTACGGCGCCGCGAGAGACCTCGGCGGCAAGGCTTACGGCCTGTGGACCGTCAGCTGGGTATGGAACAACTAGGAGCAGATCATGGCAATTGAAGTCATTGGCGGCACGTCTGGCGTCAAGGCTGACGTGGACGCAAACAACCGCATGAAGGTCAACCTCGATACCGGTGCCAACCCGGCACAGGTCGGCGGCGTGCGTGCGTTTCAGGAAAGCGACACAGGCTCGATCACCGGGACGGCGCTGCTTCGCTCTGTAGAGGCGGATGAAGACTACCGGATGCGTGTCGCGCAAGAAGTCATCTTCGACAATGAAACGTTCAACTACACCGCGCAGAACACCGGCAAACACATCTATCGTAACACAACGATGGCGTTGGCGTGGTCCGCAGCTGGCTTATCTACCAACAGTACCGGCATCACGACCACGACCACGGGCGCATCGTTTCAGACATATGCGGAATTCCCGCTGCTAGGTACGGCGCAGTTGTACTGCGAGATGCTCGCGAGCTTCACCGCAGCGACGACGACGAACACGATCATTGACTTCGGCATGTTTCGCGCGGCGACGACGAACCCGTTTGCGCCGACGGATGGCGTCTATTTCCGACTGACATCTGCGGGCCTGTTCGGCGTCATAAATGCCAACGGCACGGAAACGACGACCAGCGTTTTCAGCTTCACGCACACAATCAACCGGAAATACCAGTTCATAATCACGGCGCATGAGCGGTCGGTTGAGTTTTGGATTGATGGCATTCTCTACGCCATTCTGGACACGCCAATCGGCCAAGGCCAGCCGGTCATGTCGTCGTCGCTGCCGTTCATGGTGCGCCACGCTATTACCGGCGGTGCAGCAGGTGCGGCGCTGTCGTTTGTGCTCAATGATTACGCGGTGAGCCTCGGCGGCCCGAACATTTCGCTGACGGCGTCAATCATGGGCCAGCGCATCTACGGTAGCTATCAGGGTCTTTCGGGCATTGCTATGGGCACGCTCGCAACCCTGCCAAACAGCGGCGCGGTAACGGCGGCGGCACCATCCAACACGGCGCTGACGGCCAACCTTCCGACTGGTCTTGGCGGTCAGGGGGCAGTGACTGCGGCCGTTGCTGCGGCGACCGATGGGATCTGGGGCAGCTACCAAGTACAGCCGGGATCGGCCACCGTGCAGGGACGCAGGCTTGTGATCCGTGGCGTCCTCATTGATGCGGTAAACATTGGCGCGGCGGTCGCGACGACAGCAACGACGATCAAGTTCCAGCTCGCATTCGGTCACACGTCTGTATCTCTTGCTACAACCGAAGCTACGACAGCCAAAGCCCCGCGACGCGTGGCGCTTGGATACATGACGTGGCCGGTCGGCGCTGCAATCGGCGCTGGTCCGCAAGGCGGGCCGATTGAGGTGGACTTCGGAGACGCGCCAATCTTCGTGAACCCCGGCGAGTTCGTCGCGCTCGTTGCGCGCTTTGTCGTCGGCACGGCAACCGCATCGCAGGTGATCGACTTCATGTGGCAGCCTGTCTACGGCTGGGAATAACCGCCTGATAGGAGGCAGCAATGGGTCTTCTGCTTGCTGCCGGTGATGGCAGTCTATCGGGCTCACTAGGCGCGACGCTAGACGACCTGACAGTCGCCTCAACGGCAACGATCTCAGGCGCAACGCTCAGCGTCACGCTCGACGCGCTGACGACCTCGTCGGCTGCGACGATCAGGATTGCGGGCACGCTCTCCACCACACTTGCCGACCTCTCGCTGTCCTCGGCGACGAGGGTCGGCGTCGCTGCTCAGGCCGCGATCACGCTGGACGCGCTGACCACGGCCAGCGCCTCCGCTCTCGCCCTCCGCTCAACCTCTGGCGTCACGCTCGACAACCTCACGGTGTCGTCTGCGGCCACGCTGGCGATCAGGGGGGCGCTCAGCGTCACGCTTGACGCGCTGACGACTGCCTCAAGCGCCGTCATCGGCTCCCCGCCGGTCACCGGAACCCTCGCGGTTACACTCGACGGGGTCACGCTTGTGGCGACCGGCGTGTTGGCGTCGTCAGACCTTGGCGGCTCTCCGCTGCGGGGCAAGCGCCCGCGTCCGCGGGCGCGGATGTCTTACAGTCCGTCTGGCGGATCGTCAGATGAGCTGGAGGAGTTGCAGCAGCTTGAAGAGGCGACCACGGAGGCGATTGCCTACCTGTCGCTGCCCAAGCCCGAGCGTCCGCCCAGAACACTGGCGAGCACCATCTCCAGTCTTGCGGTCGAGCTGGCATTCCCCTTCGCCGGGCTGGTCGAGATGCCGGTTCAGTTCGCCGAGCTGGACCAGATGCGAACGGAATTGCGCGACCTGCAGCGGCAGATTGCCGTTCGGGTTGCAATCGAAGAACGGCTTCGCGCGGAAGCGCAAGACGAAGATGAGGCGCTGGCGCTCTTGCTGGCGTAATGGAGGACGACAATGGCTGACGACATCGACAACCAGCTCGCGGAGCTGGAAGACAACGCAGAGCTGACGCTTGAGAAGGGCGAGAGCGGCCTCGTTGACACAGACGGCGACGGCTCTGGCGCCGCGGATGCAATCGAACGTGGTCCGGCGCGGCAGGCCAAGCCGCAGCGTCAGACGCTTGACGCAAACGAGATGGCGCGACGCTGGCAGGATCAGCGCGCCGCTCTGGCCGAGGAGCGCGCCAAGCGCCGCGCGACCGAGCGCCAGATGCTGTCGATCCAGCAGGCGATGGAGCAGCAGCGCGAGCAGTTCCGGCAATTCCTGCTGCAGCAGCAGGCACGGCAGACTGAGCCGGTTGACCCCGAAGTCGATGTCATCACGCACGCCAAGATGCTGGAGGCGCGTCTCCGCCAGATGGAAGGCGCGAATGTGCAGGCCATGCAGCAGCGTCAGGCGATGGCAGCGCAGCAGGCTGCAGTGCAGCAGCTGACGACCACGGTCGAGGACTACGAGGCCGAGTTCCGGCAGGACTATCCCGACTACGACCACGCGACGGATTACCTGCTCGCTCTGGAGCAGCGCCAGCTGATCCGTGCAGGCATGCCGGAGCAGCAGGCGGCCAAGGCTGTCGAAAACTGGGCGATGAACATGGCCAACGTCATCCTGTCGTCCGGTCGCAACCCGGCGCACGTGGCGTATGAGACCGCGGTCGAGCGTGGCTATGTCCCGCAGCACGTGATGCAGCAGCTCCAGTACGAGCAGGCGCAGCTCCAGCAGAACACGGCAGGCAGGGTCGCCCAGATCAGGGCTGGCCAGCAGGCGGCGCAGACGATCAGTGGCGGCGGGATGGTGACGGCGGAGAGCAATTCGCTGAAGTCCATCGCCAACCTGAAGGGCGCGGCGTTCGACAAGGCGTTCGACAAGTTCATGCGGGGAGAATGATTATGGGCATGCTGGCATCGGTCTCTGGCGGCATCCGGCGGGGCGCACACAACGCCCTCGGACGTCCCCCGTCTTCCGGTGTCAGCGCGCCGCGCGGGATGGCTCTGGATGCCCCCGCGCCGGGCCTACAGAGGCTCGTGATGCAGATTGCGAGCCAGCTGAAGGCCAACTACCCGGAAGCCGACAACGCGCAGATACTGGCCGCAGCGCAGAAAAAAGTCTCCGACATGACGGGCCAGCGTTAAGGATGTGCTAATCAACTTCCCCCTTTGCTGGGGGCTCGTCAGCTCCACGGACGGAGCAATCTACCCCTCAGTCGCGATGCGACGAGGCTCGTCTGGTCCACGGACGGATCGCTTTGCTGAGTACCTGTCTGAGCAAGGGCGCGTCGCGCGCCGCCGCAGGATTGCATCCCAACAACATCATAGAGAACCCCAATGGCAATCAAGACCTACGCCACGGGCGATCCCGAAGTCGTCAAGATTTGGAGCAAGCGCCTTGCGCGCGAGGCACTCAAGAAGTGCATCATCGCTCCGTACATCTCCGACAGCGGCGACGCTCTGGTCACA